GCTTTCCGCTGATGCCGTACATATAAACGGCTTGAGTTGTAATGTCGGGAATAACCGCTGCCTCTATGGTGTACGTCCTGCATCTTTTCCCGATGATGCCGTAATGCACAGTGGACACGTCAATTTCTTGCCTACCCGGCAAAGTACCGCCGATTTCCGTCCTTCTGGTCCTCTTGCCGACAATCCCAAAATGTATCGTGCCCTCAACCTTTCTATTGAAATGCAAACCGTCAAGCCAGCTTCGCTCGTTTTTTAGCTCATAAATGGCTCTAATGAGGTCATGGAGTTGTTGCGGATTTGGCAACAAGTCACTTGAAACCAGCCGAAAAAAGAACGGCCTGCCATCGTATTCAAACCACTCCTCGATTTTGAAGTTGTCGAAAAACAGGATGCGTATCATGTCCTCAAGCACGTACTTCGTGCCTTTGTGCATATGCCAAAGCAGGGAGTTCTGCACCAAGGCGCGCTTTTTGTCAAGGTCGAGGCCAAGCGGCTCATAAAAATCAACATGAAGCTGCCAAGCCAGAAGGTCAACGAGGTCTTCAGGCATTTCCATTATCCTCGGCATGATAACCGCTTCAAAAATTGCTGCGGTTATCTCCTGAAGCTCCGGGTCAAGCGAAGCACAAATTGCCAGTATTTCATCGTTTCGTATGCGCGGCGGCAGCAAGTCGGAAAGCTTCAAATCCTGAAGCTTAGTCATCTTCAAGCCCCCCGTAGGCAAACTTCATCTCGCCATTCACTCCAAGCTCAAAATACCGAAGCACTTTATGTTGCGGCTCACGTATCTCCACCCGCTTGATGCCAGTTTTCATGAGCATCTTCGTAAGCTGAGACGGGTTAATGTCCCTGCCGAGCATGGATTTTTGCCAGAGGATGAACTCGTCAATAGCCTGGGTCACGCCTTGTTGGATGGACGCGCCTACGGAAGAGTTCCTTCTTGATATGAAATAAGTGAAATCGATTATATACTCAACTTTTTCAGGCGCCCGTACAATTACCTTGTCGGTAAGCGGCCGCCTTTTCTCGTCATTGCAAATTTTGTACACGTCACTCAAGATGGCCTGCGTGGGCATCTCGCCGCCCTTAAGCAAAGGTATTATCTCAACCTCTCCGGGGTTCGGGGTATTTACTGCAACATCGACAATAAGCTGCGATGCTGTTTTTGCCCAGTATTCGTATGCCCCGGCCGGCCCCGCTGTCGAAAAACTCTCCGGCCTCAATCTAATCCTCTCCCTCAAAGAATCTAACGATTCACGGTCTGCGCCACCTTGGGTAACGTCAATGTTCCGCACGGATTCATGAAACGGGAACGTGTCAACAAGCCGGTTCACCTGCCCGGCAAGATATCCGTTTCCAATAACTCCAGCTTCTGTGCATTGGGCAGGGATTACAATGCTGACATCCCCTGCACGTATCTCGGCATCAATGGTTGTGGCAAAATAAAGGTCGTTACCCGGCGTTGCCCTCGTGCCTCTTTGAATAATCGTGGCACTTGGAAGAGCGGTCGATATGCGAAACTCAAGCTCTGTTTTGGCTGCCGCAGGTTCATTTATTTCCACGCCAAGCAATGCGCCGAGATTTTGCAAAAAACCTTCATGAGCATATTTCAAAAGGTTCTGTTTGCCTGCGAAATCAATCTGGTTTCGCTGCATTGATAAATACTTCACAAACGTAAGCAGCAAGTATCTGAGCGGGTCGCTTGCCCGGAGCGTCCTGTCAACTTCTTTTTCAAACCTCTCAATAACCTCCGCTTCTATGACTGCCGTGTCTTTTTGGGCAAAATCTATGTCAGGCAGGTTGTCTAGCAAGGAACTCATCGGGAATCACCACCTTCACGCTTGGGATTAGTTTGCCGTCCAAAGCCGCATCCACGTCTTGGATAAAATCTATATCTTGCACGATTACCCTTGGCTCGTACTCAGGAATGGCGTGAAGCAGAAAAGCCGTAAGCTCAATCATGCCAGCCTGCAATGGTTCGTCAATGAACGTGATGGGTACACCGATACGGCGGTCAAGCGGAACCGTGCCTTGGACAGTGGTTATCAGCACTGCCACGTTTTGCAAAATCTCCTCAAGTTGATTGGCCGGAAACAGGTTTACTTTGCGAGTATCAAGCCCCATTATCACAAATATATTTTCGTTCATATATTTCCACCGCCTACACATATTCTTTAAGCGTTATGTCCACCTCGGATTTTCGCACAAACCCGGTCGGGTCTATGTCATCATACGGTATACCCAAGTTGTCAATTCTCCATCTGATGAATCCGAACGCCGTGCGTCCAATAATCAAAACCACAATCCGCCCGTCCCTTTGGATTCTCATAAGCTTGCTGAACTCTGCCTGCGGGTTTACGCCAAGCTCCGCGCTTAAGATGATTTTGAAATCCAACACGTCCAAGTCAGGACCCACGTACTGGCTCAGCGGCTTTCGCAAAAGCACGTTGCTTTCGGCAAAGCGCGCTTTGCAGCGTCTCATGAAATTGTTTACCGTCAAGACCCTTTCCGGTGAAACCTCGAAGCGGATAACGTCCCTAAAAGTTCTTGTGCCTATGGCTCCAATCATAACTAACCCCCTGCAAATACGTTGTCGCTCCCGGATGCTTCGGGATTCGGAGCGCATGGAACCGGGCAGCCGCCATTGTTGTCGCCGAGCCGCGCTAATGGTTTCCCATTAACAAATACCGTGCTGCTGCCCTCTATCTGCACCCCGCCGTGGGAATCCAAATCGCCAACTCTGTGAGCGGGATAACCATTAACATAGACATTAGGGCTTCCCTCGATATCTGTACTGCCGCATGAGTGTGCATCCACTCCTGCCCTACAAACTGCTTTCATGCGTAGTCACCGCCTTGCTAAGGGTTAATGTGAACATTGGCCGCTTTTAGGGTCATGTCATCACCCGCTTCAATATCCATTTTGCCATTGGCTTTCAACTTCATATTGCCTCTTGCAAATGCGTTTATGTCCTTGGCGGCTTCGATGTTAATCGTTGCATTTTCGGATTCGATGTTTATGTCTTTGGCGGCTTTGACGTTTAGCAAGCCGTCTGTTTTTAGGTCGATGTCGCTTGCCGTGTATATATCTATTGAAAGCGGCCCGGCTGCAGGGATGTTAATTGTAAGCTTATGTTCCGCGCGGTCGTACTCCACAAGGGTTTTGTCCTTGAACTGTACATATGTTTTGTCTGCGTCTTGAATCGGCGGGACTCTCGTGTCGCAGTAATACGAACCGACAATAAAGCCCTTTGTTGGAGCTTCCGGCAAAAAAAATACTTTCACCCTTTCGCCTATGTCCGGCATGTAATACCAATGGTCAAGCAACGTGCAGGGAACCGTTATTGGCAAATCCCTCGGAACTTGGTCATCCCTGTCCTCAAAAATGACCTGCGCGGTACAGGCGTCCGGATTGATTGAGGACACAATCCCTACCCGTATCGCATCAGTGAACCAGTCCCTCATCAATACCCCTCCAAGCATTTTCTAAGGCTTAAGTTTACGGAATACCCGCTCCCTATGGAGTGCGAGCAGGTCGTTATGTGATACTTGCCGTCAAACCTATGCCACCCTTTTATGTCAACGTTAACCCCGGTGAAATAGATAATGTCGCCGTGCATCCGCAAATTGCACGTCCATTCGTTTTTGTTCTTTTCCCTAAGCCTTGCCCTTGCTTTGCGGTCAAGGTTTATGTCATCGCTTTCGGAGTTGAACTGCTCACGGAGCTTCAGCGTGTGGCCGACGTTGCCCACGCACGGAGCTTCAAAAAAACCGACATAGGTTTTATCGGTCTTAGGGTCAAAGTGCGCCACTTCGCAGGCTTTGTAAACGTCTTTCGCATTGCGCCTGAATTTCGGGAAGTCTATGATGGGCGATATGCCTTCATGTATTGTCAGCCTGGTGGGTTCAGCCTCGAACTTGGCTTCTTCAAAAACAATCAATTGCCGTGCCGACACTTTTAAGCAAAGCCCGTCAGATTTGCATAGATCCTCCAAAAACTCAAGGTCTGATTTTCCGTTTTGGTCCGCCACATCATAAAACGGGTTGACCTTGGTTTTGTATGCAAGCTTCAACACCGCTCCATCCGCCATGTCCGTGGCTATGTTTTTTAATGAGATATCTTTCCACGTGCGGTTTTTCTTTTCGCTGCGGATGCTGCTTGTGATGGGGGCGGCCACTGCGTTTATCGAAACCGTGTCGGAAAAACCGATGTTGTCGATTTCAAACGTGCCTAGGGAAAGCGAGCGGTTGTCACCCTCCCTGTTCCAATCGAATAGCTGTATCGTTGCGTCTATTATTTCTCCTGTTTCGGGGAACCAGTCGCTTGCCCACCGTTTATCCCTGTCGGCAAGGGTCATGCTAATATCGTCCGTCTGGTCGTAGTTGTCT